AGTTGTCTCACGAACAATAGATCCAGCAGCACGATTCCTACAAATGACTTCTAGAGGAACAATACTAACTTTCTTACAGATCATCTTATTAGCACCAACCATATTGATATAGTGTGTTGCGATATGTTCCTTAGAAAGTTTCTCAAAAATAATAGATGAGATACTGCAGCAAAGAGATCCTTTTCCTAAAGGATGATCTTCCTTTTCTCCGTTACCTGCAGTCACCTTATCATGATACTCAATGATGACTTGCTCTGCATCATCACCTTGATACACAGTTTTTACCTTTCCTTCGGTAATTACTTCCATAAAAAAGAGGGTGTTTTATCACCCTCTAGTATACCACATATGTCAACTAAAACCAAATTTTCTTTTGATGATGTTCAGGTACAATCCTACCAAGAACAATAGTTAACAACCCATCCTCAAATTCAACTGATCTAACTTCCGTGTCCTCTGCCAGTGTCCAAGATCTGGTGAAAGATCGTTGAGCCATTCCTCTGTGGACATAAGTGGTTTCTGATTCGGTATCCTCCCTTTGTCCTTCGACAAAGAGTTTTCCGTCTTGCGTGTAGACATTTACTTCTTTCTTTTTAAATCCTGCTAATGCAAGTTCTAGTCTCGATTCTACGTTGCTGACCGTGACTAGATTGAATGGAGGATAATTCTTTGTTGTTTCGTGAAGAGCAAACAACCTATCGAAATATTCATCCATTCCAATGCTATTCCTATTTATGCGTTCCATCAACGCAGGTAGGTCCGCACTAGTGTATCGTGCAAGGTTTCCCATTATTGTAGCTCCTTTAAAAGCGAGTTTGTGTTTTGTGGACCCCGAAGGCATCCGATATATTTATAACACAAAACATAAAAAAACGGGGTAGTGAACCCCGTAGTTTTTTATTCGGTTTTACGATATTCCAAGCAAACGATTAAGTGAAGACACTGTTTGATCTTTATATTTTACAGCAGTCGTCTTATAATTATTTCCACATGTAATTCCAGTTTCATCTTTCACATACTTATCAATCCAATAGAGTGCAAAAGGAACTGTGCAATCTAAACCATTGGATCTGTGCCAATTAGTTTGTTTGTCTGGGAATCTTTTTCCCGTTTCCCATTCATGAATGATATGTGTAACTCCGTCCCAGTCTTTTCCTCTACGAGATCCAGCAGCACGATTATTAATGAAACCAAGAGCCTCGTTTAGAGTATCATTATCAGTTCCATATTTCTTAAGTGCCATAAGAGCAGCACAAACAAGTGCTTGATCCCAGTGAGAAGTTTTAGTGCAGATTTCATCAAACTTTTTAATTTCATCCAAAAAAGCACCAACCTGTCCAGGAAGTTCAGATGTTTTAATATTTTGTTGATTCCAGGTATCGGGGAAATAAAAATGACATGCTTTGTTCAGAGCACAAAGAATTTGTCCTTTAATCATTTTATCATTCTGCGGAGTGTATCGATACATTCCCTGCAGAATTCCATAAAGTTTTTCCTGATTTCTTTCTACACTATCAGGAGAATCAAAGGTGTTATAAGATTCACGAATCCTTTCACATGAAGAAAAAGAATACTCAATTACAAGCAAGTCTTTGGGAATACAATCAGATCCACCTCGAGCCCAGTTCAGGTTGCGAGTATTAGAATCAATTCTCCAAAGATATCCAGCAGGATACTTCTTTCCAAAAAGTTCATCCTTTTCAGTCAGTTTAGCAACAAAAACAACACAATGTTCAGGGAGAAGTTTAGAAAGATGTTTTATTGCTTTACTTAAACGACCTTCTGTGTTGCGCTGACAAAATACTTCGGGGAGTGCAGCAAAGTCTTCATAAGACATCCAATATGAATTGATATCTCCACTTTCTTTAATCGGCAAGAAAGGCACAGTAGTCCCATCACTTCTTTTAACAGTCATAAAATACCTCGGTGTAAATACGAAAACCACTAACCAAAAGGAGGTTGTGGGAGGTTGACTCAGATATTATAGCAATAAAAAAGCACCCCGTCAAGGGTGCTTGTAAGTTCCGACTTTCGTAGAGACCGCACGAAAAGAGTCTCAGTTTTATTTAGTGGTTTCTTCTTGTGGTTTGGTCTTTTTACCAATATTGTACTTCTGTTCTAGTACCCAATCACTCTTATCTTTATACGCTAATACTTTAATTTGATTCAAAGGAGCAATATCTGCAACATCGTCTTCCTTTACCACTGAGATAAGTCCCCAGTCAGCAAGAAGTTTTGCAATACGATTACGACGTTGAACATCATTCACAGTAAGATTTGCATGTTTCCCATCCAGGGCAAACAGTTCTTTAAAATGAACAATAAAGTATCGTCCTTGCTTATGCAAAATATGACAAGACTGATAGAGTTTCTTCTCTTTACGAGATGCAACACCAATCCTTGTCAGTGTTTCTCTTACCTTCAGAAAATCGTCAGGTTCATTAAGAAGCACTTCAACCATTTGATCCTGAGACCATTGAACTGTAGGTTCCACAGTAGTCATTTCATTCCTCCAACATCAAGTCGTTGTTTAATAAAGTTAATCTGTTCGTTTGTCAGAATTTTCAGAGCCTGGGATGCCTTCTCATTACTATAACCATAGTATTGTTTGACACATTCTAAATCCTGGACTTTATCCTTTCGGAGCCAAGGAGAGAACCTCTTCCGTTTCCTCAGACTATTTAGATAAAATGAATATTGCATATCTTTATCAAGAAAGTTATACTTATTCATTTCATTTGCATACATTACACAGTCCATATGACCTGAGAGACAACGATTGATAATGTATGGAGGATATTCTTTACTATGTTCTGATAAATTTTCCTTATTAAAGTTGATTGAGTTAAGCCAGTCTTTCAGTTCCATCACGATTTAAATATGAAAAATGGTAAGTGTATGTAAAAAGATCTAGTAGTTCTTGAGTAACCTCTGGAAATTTTAAAAGATCATATTCTTTTTTGAGAAGTTTGTAATATTCCAACTTCGTCATGTTATGTATCTTATGATTTTGAAAAATTATATCCTCAAGTGGCCACATCCAAGCAACTTGACAGTCTATATTTTTCATTATGTTAGATGACATTCTTGCCATCTCATCGAAAGTCTCAGTTTCATAATGATCTAAAAGTAAAACATCACATTTGCCAGTATACTCATTAGCATCAACTGGAATGACTTCTGCGTGTTGAAATATATGTGGATTATTTTCTAAATGATAATCAATAACTCCTCGATTTTTTTCAAGAATGGTCAACTCAGTTACTTCCTTTTTGTTGAGCAACCAATTTTCCCTTACACCAAAACCAAGTCCCGTGCAGATAGTATGACCTTTTGCAAACCAATAATGAGAGAATACCTGAGTTGCTGAAGATTTTGATGGCATCTCATGTGCAGTCCACTGATTACCATCAACAAGTAGTACAGCTTCCTTCTCTCCAAGTTCACCATCTCTGATAACAACATCAATGTTGTCTTTATGATACTCTACAATTTTTGGTTCTTTATAACGAAAATAGTCTAAGAAATCAATATTCATTTAGTTTAACTGCTCTTCCAAAGCATTTTTAGGAACAATGGGGTAATTAGTAACTAGCAACTCAGTCTTAACATTATCATCAGTTCCCTTGTCTCCACGGTGAGCCATAGAGTAACGTAACTTCCAATAGTTAAGTTCATAGTTTTTATACAATTCCTCAAGTCTTTCATTTACATTATATGTAATCATAAACTTATGAGGACACTTATATACATTCTCTGCAAATTCATCATGATCAAATGATTTATGCATCTCACGATTCTTTCCATATAGAAAGTCTTTGATATCATAAGGAGGATCAAGAAATACAAATGTATTATCAGGACCTTCAGCATTCATTACTTCAGAGTAATCAATGTTAGTAATCTTCCAGTGCTTGATCAGTTGAGAGAACTGAGCAAGTTTATCTGCACCAACTAAAGAAAAGTTGGAGTTGGCAGCAGTGCGAGAAAAACTACTATTCTCAGTTAAACCAGAAAAACTGCACTTGTTCATAATAAAGAAAGCAACTGCTTTCTGAAAGCTATCATAAGTATCAATTTCAGTGGCATACTGATTGAACAAGTCTTTAGCAAATTTATCTTTCTCTTCTTGAGTGCCACTCTCAAGCATCTTCTCTTTCTGCTCTCTAACATTCTCAGAAAGGTCTTGACCACGATCACGCAGTTGAACCCAGAAATTATAAAGAGGAACATACAAGTCATTAATCCATACAGGAATGTCTGGATTAGATTTTGTTACATCTATGGCAATAGAACCCCCACCAATAAAAGGTTCACGATACTCTGAGATAACTTTAGGATACCATGCAGAGAGAGTTTTGATGGCTTTTGATTTGCCACCAGGATAACGAAGAGGAGTTTTTAGTGCCTTTATAGTCATAGGTAGTTAGGTTCGTCCGCACGAAGAAGAACACCATCAACCTTATTCAGTAATTGTTGCATATCATCATGCAAAACACGATATCCAGTACCGACATACAATTGGCCAAGAACAACGGATACTGTAGCAGTTCCCCAAAAAATATAGTACCATCTAGATTTTACTTGTGCTTTAATCTTGGTTTTCATAATCAAACAATTAACTTTTTACTAGAGGGAGTTACGAGTTTACTACCAAACATTTCATTGTATTTTTTGGCAACATCTTCTTGGACAGCAACAACATAAACAATATGCTGTTGTTTCATTGTAACATCTGGATTGTCAGTGTCAATTACAGTTGCCCACTGAGCAAACCCTACACCATTTGCATTTGGTAAAACAACTAAACCATTTTTTACAGTAATAGTATCTTCGTTTTCAGAGACAACCTCTGCAATGATTTCTTCACCAGTTACGATACGAATAAGTTTTACATCAATCATCAGTTACTCTCATAATGTTTAATAAGTCGTTCAGCCTGTTTTTTATCAATCCCACAAGGAGCATTTTTTAAGCACCTAATGATAACCTCATTATCGCATATAGTAGGTTTGATTGTAAACCCCCACTTGTCAACTTCACCTTCTATAGGTGCTTCGCATGGGTCGAATTCATGTGGCATTCAATCATCCTCCACTTTATATGTAATAGTGATTTTATTATACACTTCATCTCGGTTGTCGCTGTCATATACACGACAACGTTCTATTTTAGCATTTAGCAATTTTACCACATTATCTAATTGCCATTCAGTATTAAACTTTTTAAAATCATCCATTGTCAATACCTTTGGGGAAACTTTCAATCTCAGTCAATTCATAATCCCA